GTTCTGAGTACTTGCGCTGACACGGTGTAGGCAGCACCAGGCGTAATCGGGATACTAGACGTGAGACCGCTCACCGAAGCGTTATATACGCCTGCCGTAAGAGACGTAGCCACCATTGACCATAAACCGTTACCGCCAGAAATAGTGCCCGCTGTCCTAGTAAGGGTGCAGGTGCCGCCGCCTGTATTCCAACTCGTTGTATTATTCTCGAACGATGGATTAGGGCATAGGTTGATACGTGTAGGTGTCGTATACGTGGCGGTAATTCGTATCTGTTTACGAGGTTTAACGTTCGGATAATAAGGGCTGGCCGTGTTAGACGGGTTAAAACGTCCGTCTCTGTTATTGAGCTCGACTCGTGCCGTACCGTTATCGAACGGGTTTAAATCCTCGGCTCGGCCTCGGTTAATATCTATGGCCCGTACATAGGTTGAGACGTCTACCCAGGTCGGGCTCGTGGCGTCCCAGGCTGATACAAAACTTATCTCTGTTTTAACTGTGGGTAACGTGGCCATTACTTACGCCAGCCTCTACCGTTTCGACGTTCGAAATCTCGTATAGCGTTGATAACGGCCTGAGGGTCGGCGGAGGTTACCGTAATATTTATAGTGTTACCGCCTGTGCCGGTAGCTGCCATAGGCGTAACGGTGGCACCTTGCGGTAAATTCAAAAGTTCTGGCCCGTTTTCTCCTACCCACGAGAGACCGCTGCCGACGACCGTACCGCCGGCGCTCATACCTGGGAAGAAACCGACGCCGAAACCTGCGCCGAGTGCAGCGTTTCGGCGTGCTACCCCTGCTGTATCGAGAGCGTTTAGTAGTGCCCACATTTGGTCAAATTTGCCCTGGTCAAATAAGATAGAGACCTTAGTTTGTACCTCTGGGGGTAGGTCTAGGGTTTGCATTACTTTGTCGATTTGTTCCCAGCTGCTCTCAAGCTGTTTATTAAAATCTTTTACGCTCTGTTCGCTACCACCAAATGCCTCGGCTGCTTTTGTTTTTAGGTCGTCTAGTGAGGTGTCTAGGTCGTCCCACATAACCTGGTCTGAGAGCTCACTTTTGAGGTTAGACCATTGGGCCGAGTAGCCTTGTACAGCTGCGGCGGCCTCATTCATTAGGTCGGTATTTTCACCTGTTCTAATTGCTACCTCAGCCTGCGATTTGACTACCTCATCTAAAATATATTTGAGGCGCTCGTGAGTTGAGCCGGTGGCCCAGCCCTGGTTAGCCTGTTCCAATAATCTCTGGGCAGCTATAGGGCTAGCTTTTGCCAGGTCTCTAAATGCATACTCGGTTTCGTTTACCGAGTCGGCTAGGTTGCCGTTTGCTTTAGCCGTGTATAAATCCATAACGGCCATATTGAAACCACTGGCTAAACGTTTGTCCTCTAATTTTGTTACGCCGACTATTGAGGCTAGGTACTTTTGCATTGTCTCAGACTTAAATTTATCTTTATTTGCGTCAAGAGCTGAGAACGCTTGAATAGCTAGAAATGCTGCAAGTATTGGGGCCATAGCTATAGAGGCTGTACCAGCTGCTACGCCGAGGCCTTGTAATGCTGTTGAGCCTGCTTTCATTACAACGGCCATAGTCACAGCGCCTACGATTACCTGCTGTTGAGCTGGGCTGAGGTTATTGAAAGAGTCGATAATGGGCTGTAGTACGTCCATCATGGCCGTTAATGCCGGTATGAGGGCTGTGCCTATTTCCTCTTGCATATCTGCAAATGAGGCCTGGGCTATTTTCATTTTGCCGGCGGTCGTCTGTGCTGCCTCTTGTGTAGCGCCACCAAAAGTAGCTATAAGCTGTTGCTGTATTTCGTCAAATGCTAGAGCCTTGCCGGCGGCGTCTTTTGTTTGTATGCCGAGGCGTGATAAGGCTACGGTGCTGCCACCATATGCTTTACCGAGCGCCAGGCTCACGGCCTCTAATGGTTTACCTGTAGCGGTTGAGACGTCGAGCGCAATGTTTAGCAGCTCTTGACTCTTAGTCTGGTCTTTCGTAAATCGTGTAAGGGTGCTAAATGCTGGGCGTAGTTGGTCGTCTAGTACGCCGGTGGCGTTCTGGGTAGTTTTAATGAATTGCTCAGCCTGGGCGATTTGTGCGGCGCTGGCGTTAGTTGAGGCTTTTAGTTGGCGTTGTAGTTCTACCTGGGCGGCGGCGTCGCTCATTGCAGCGTTTACGGACTCTTTACCGAAACGAATAATGGCGGCCGTGCCTACAGCTAGAGCAACATTTTTAGCGAGGTTTTTCATTTGGTTATCAAATGAGCCGGCGGCCTGCTCGGCCTGCTTTAAACCTGCTTTAAATTTGGCGGCGTCTGCAATGACGTTTACAGATATTGCAGCTGTTTTACTTGCCATATGCTTTACTCATTCCTGCCTCAATTATCTTATCCCAATCGGCTTGAGTCTTGCGGGTACCTGTTTTAGCGGCGGCCCGTCTGGCTGCTGGTGCTGTACCGCCAGACGGTACGCAAAAGCCGTTTGTAATGCGTTCTAAATGCGCCAGGTATGTATCGAGTACCTCGCCGTGTCGTCGGTCTATGGCCTGATAAAGAAATGGCTGAGGGGTGATATTTCGGCGGCCCCAGCCGAAATGAATAGGGCCCGCATACGGTACGCTTTTGATACCTGCCCGTACCTTGCCGCCTGTCTCAATCATGGCGGCACGGATAGAGTTACGTAGCCGACCTGAAACGACGGGTACGATACTTTTAGCCTCGTCGGCAACGATGGTAGCTGAGGCGTAACCGGCAGCTTTAAAATCTTGTGTAGCGTTCTCGCTCAAGGTTTTAAATGCACGGCGTAGCTGGTTAAGCCCATCTATCGTTACTGTCGTTTGCTGTACGGCCATGCTGTGCTCTCTGTTCGAGTAGGTTTACCATTTCCTCAAATATGAGCATAGGCGTAGCGAGCAGTTCATTAGGTGCTATGCCTGTGAGTATTGCTACCTGTGCTACGAGTTTGTGGTGCCAGGCTGGGCCGTCTGCTCTTTTCCCATAATGTTTACCGCCTGAATAGTTGGCAGCCATTCATTAAAAGGTTTTACGACGATACCGTAATTACGGCATGCTGCCCAGCCCATAAATGCCAACGGTTTAAACGTCGGTTTTGTGGCCCAATCTGTCCATAATAAATTAGGGTGCTGATCTTCCCAGGCGCACATAACCGAAATTGTGATAGGTACCCTATGCACGGGCCCATCAACCGTTACTACCTCTAGCTCATTACCTACCATGCTGCGTATCCCCTTTAATTATGTTTAATTATGTTTAATGGTTAGACAATGGTTTTAACGATGTCGCCACCAGAGAGCGTGATTTGCGTCATCGGGACCTCGCCTACCTTGCCGGTACCTAGCGGCGTGTGAGCTTCCACGAAAGCATTAGAATACGTATAGGTAGGGTTAGTGGCGCTGGTAGCGGCCGAGGTCGGTTTAACGACGACCGTAGTAGTAGTGCCTACTAACGGGTACATAGTTGCCTCTGTTTTAGTCGCCGCAAAATCGACATAAAAGTTAATGCTCATGGCGTCTGCTGCGAGACCTGTGACGTACCGTCGGGACGTCATACCCATCGACGTAATCTCAACTTTTTCGGCAGCGTGCGTAATTTGCACACTCTCCACAAGGCTCGATAAATCGACAGCGTTAATAGTGACTGAGCAGCTCTTGAGAATTTCTACGGCCATTTTGTTATTCCTTGTCTGTTTTGGTTTTGCTGGGTTCTGCTTTAAGATGTCCGCCCAAAATAAGCGCCTCAATGTTAAGGCCCTCTAGCTGGTCGTCGCTTACTGTTGAGCCTTGCGGCTCACGAAAATTGTCGCTGAGTACTAAGTATTTTGCCATTATCCGATGACCTCTATCTGATATCTGTAGCACAACATATCTGCACCACTCACAGTAATAGTAGTAGGTGAGGCGCTTAATACTCGGCATGTCTGCACGCTGCCACCTAACGTGGTGTCTGCCTCGATAGCGGCCTTAATGGAACCACTACCGCTGCCGGCTAGATAGGCGTCTAGTTTGTCTTGTGCAGCTCGCTCGCTCATACGGCCGACGATAACCATTACCTCAATATCGCCGTGATCTAGATAGCGGCGCATACTCATATCAAAATCAAGACTCAGCAGACCGACTACGGCGGCTGGTGGTGCGATACCGTCGGGGATAATGTCATAGGTACGTAAACCTGTGATAGTCGCTAAGGCTGTTTTGAGGCCGTCTCGTACGCTGCTAGGAGTCATGCTCATGCAATGACCTCACGGCGATATGCTCTGGTCATAGCTGCGATATCACGGCCGAGCGGGCTCATACGAATAGCGCCCAGCTCTGAGATACCGAGGTTTCCACCTACCGAGTCTTTACGTTTATACATGTCGGCGGTCAGAATGAGGCACGCCTGGCTAATGTCATAGGGCACGCTGGGGTATCCCCATTTAGCGGTGAGCTGCACGGACGGCCTGTAGTTAGGTAGCAGGTACGGTAGTAGCTGGCCGCTCACGAGTGTTACCTGTGTGTAGGGTTTTCCCATTGCTACAGCGTTAAACGGCTCGACAATGTAATCGGTGTTATAGGTGAGCGTGGTCTCATAGGTGCCGTCGCCGCCTGTGTCTAAAGCTAGGGCTAGGCCTGTCGTGCTACCAAAATCGTCTACCGTGAGTATGTATGGGTTATTGCTACGGTATAGGCGTGCACTCGCTGAGGCGTCTAGAT